GATGGAGTGGCTGTGGTGGCCTTGTCCCAGTCCGGGAGTGTTTCTCCTATCACTCCGTATTTGGCGAACAGTTTTGGCACAAGTTGCTTGAAATTATAGTGTTGAACCAGTTTCCTTTTTACGTCCAGTGGCTTTCCGATTGCGTGGATGAGTGGAGCAAGGTCGTGCCAGAACTCCCTCTGCCTGTCACCTTCGGCAACCACAGAAACAAACGGGCTGTCTTTCTCCGGGCTTCCTGCGTCCTGCCAGTCTGAAAATTCCTGCACGTAATCAGCGGTGTTCCATGCGTCCAGGGTGCTGACGCCATACGAATGGCGCTTCCATCCCCAGCCTTCCTTGCGCGCCCAAATTCTTTTGGCGTCGGGGTGGCCGCCCACGCTGGCCCCGGACACGGGATCAGTGTCGCTCGGCCTCCACCATGCCACGAACGATGGCAGCGGATGGCTGTGCCACCGGTGTATTTCCCATTTCCAGGCATGGTTGCGCGCCCGGGTTGGTGTGCAACCAGCCTGCTCGCAGAGGTCGTTCATGTGACTTTTAATCGGAGGCTTGTCCGTATTTTTTTTCATACCACCTGTCTGCTTCGGTTTGCCTGCTTGGCCGTTCGGGTTTAACCCCGGGCCTGGGTTTCTTGTGGCTCGCCAGATAGCCATAGTCACGCCATGAAACCAAATGCTGCTTCCAGTCCTTGAGTGGCTTGCCGCCCCGGGTCCATCCACACGCTTCCTTGCTGGCAAAAAAGGCCCGGGCATCGGATTCGCTCACATTGATGGTTTGCGCGTAAGCGACTACTTCATCAACTGACTTTGGTTTCCTCTTTCCCTCACACTCCCTATCTCCTTCCAAAGAAGAAGAAGCAGAAGCAGAGGGAGAGGCTGACACAGTCTTAGCGTGGATGACTGTGGCTGACTTTGGCTTACTCTGGCTTACTTTGTCCCTGAATCTCTGTTGAGCTACACGGTTTTGTTCGCGTCTATCATCCTCATTACGCAATGAACGGTAGTACAAGTAGTTCAAAATCCGAAAACCCCCGGGGACAGCCTCTATCCGGCGGCCTTCGTTCTCCGGGTTGCGAAGCAAATCGGAGCTGTCAGGATCTGGAGACATCAAAGCCTCCCACGGATTCTCGTCCCGCGCCTCATCCCACGCGATATTTGCCGTTCGTTCCAGGCCGTTGCGACTCCCATAAACAAAGCCTTCTCGATCAGCTATTGCTAGAAGTGTCACAAAGAGAATCCGAACATGATCTTCTGCTGTCCATAGCGACGAGTGAACTAAGGACGAAAACAGCTTTGAGTAAGACACTGTGCTGATTCTTGCTTACGGGGTTTCGGTGGTCAACGAAAAAGATTGGGTTTTCCTCAAAATTTTTCGTCAAAAACCCAAAAAAATTGCGCCGGAGAGGGAACGGATGGTAACCCCTCCGGCGCGTTTGTATGCCCCAGTGAGAAGCACACCGGTTTTTCTATGAACCAGGACCTAATATCGCAGCAGCACTCCGATCCGTCTAGCCTCTTTTGGATGCGCGTGAATCCAGTCGTGGCATTGCGCGCAGACCGCCAGCCAGTATCGGGTGTCGTTGAGCCGCGCTCCTTCCCGGCCTTTCATGTGGTGGATCTGCGTGGCTCGGCGCAATGGGCAGTCGCCCATTTCGCAGTAGGGGCGCGCTTTTAGCACAAATTTCTTGAGCGAGCGGTAAACCTTAAGCTGGGCCGCGCGCCTGGCGCTGACCGGCCTTAGCTTTGTGCAGCGATTGAGGGGTTTACGGCGTTTCATTATTCTTCAAACGACGACAATTCATGCTGCGGGATGAAGTGCGCCTTCCAGCCGGTCCCGGTGGGGTCAACCAATGGGAATTGCTTGGCTTCGTAGCCTAAAATCCATCCCACGATGCAGAATCTGGGCGAGGTTCCCACCACTAGCACAAATCTTTCGTCGTCAGCGTCGGTTTTTTGCACGATCAGGCGTCCATCCAGGTGTTGTGTGTGCCGGATTTGATACCCACCCACATCTGGCAGCTTGAAGGTGTTGGTTTCTCCGTTCCAGTACCGATCGCGCGCTGACCCGTCCCAGTAAAAATTGTTGGCCTTGGCGAAAGCCATTTCCGCGCAAGCACCCTCAATATCCGAGTGCCATCCAAAGTCCTTGTTCTGCACCTTGTTGGTTTGACTTCGGTTCATTGATTTTATCCGGCGCATTACCCCAACGATGGCCGCAAAAGCCATTTCGTGCGGCTCCAGGGTTACCCGGGTCATCCCTCCAGGGTTCGCAGGGTTTCACGGTTCATAGCCAGAAGGCTTCGGGCTGCTTCAAAGCTGCACATGGTCGCTTGCCACTCGGCTATAATCCGCTCGGCTTCGGTGTACTGAGTGGCCAGCGCTTTCATGGCTTCAATGTAGAGCGGGTCGCTGCGGCCAAGGGCTTCACTGTTGCTGGCCCCTTCCCCGCGCGTGATGTAATCCCTCATCCTTTTGGCCAGCGCCATCTTGCGCTGGTCACTGGAAAACTCTTTGACCTGCTTGGCAGCGCCCAATAGTGGAGCCAGTTTGTGCAGGGTTCTGGTGGCCTCTTTCAGCCGTTCCTGGATTGCTTTTGTCTGGTCGTGGTCGGTCATTTTAAGCTTTTCCCAATGCTTCAATATCATTCATTTTTGGCTTCCTCTTTTTCCCGCCATTTGCGGACTGCTTCGATGCCGTAATCGCAAAACTCCTGCACCGGGCAAAAATCCAGACAGCGCACCGGCTCAGTCTGTCGTTCTTCAATGAAGAAGGCTTCCCCGGGCTTGCGATGTTCTTCGTAAAAGCGCATGACACCCAGCGCGCGATCGTAGTCGTCGCACAATTTGAGGGCGGTTTTGCGGCCTTTCCGCATCACGGCAAAGCAGGGGTCCCGCTGCCAGCGTTCCTTTTTGGTGCAAACTGGCGGCGATGCCTTCTGGTCGTGGTGAGCTGCGGCCCGTTTCAAGATGAAATCCTGCGCTTCACCGATGGTCCACATTCGCATGGGAACAATGTGAATGGCGCATTGCGGGTAATCCCTGCGTTTTGTGGTCCGGGCCAGCCGGGCTTTCCAGTCTTTGAGTTTGGCCACGTTAATCAAATCTTTGACATCAAACCCGGCCATCCGCATCAGGAACAGGTTGATGTTGGCCTGTTGCTCCCACTCGTCCATGTCGCCCAGAATGAATTTCCAGACACTGGTTTCCTTGTGGTCGTAAAGGATGCGGGTATTGCGATCAAAGAGATCAATTTTCCCGCTCACTGTGGCTCCCCCGGGCATGGTGTGTTCAAAGCGTTCCTCCACCAGGTATCGGTTGGGGTCCTGTGAGGCAATCCGGGCCAGGACCTCATGGTTGGCCTGACCCCAAAATGCCCATACCCGATCGGATATATCCTCCACCCGCTGGGCATCAAACTTTTCACTGAAAGCCCTGATCCTGACTGGCTGCACCAATTCGGTGGCGGTGTGGTCGGCGTTACCCCGCTCGTAGGGATCAAAGCCGAACGCTTTAACGTAAGGCTCGGGCAGGTCAAATTTGTTGGTCAACGTCATGGTTTGTCAGTTAGCTTCACTGGTGCTATTTGTATGGCCATGACCCAGTTGAAAAAGCATCGTCCGGCTCCGAAACCCGTTCATCATCCTCAACCTCCGAAGAAGAAAGGCCAGCATCCCATGAATACCGAGAAGTCTTCTCATTCTCCCGCAAAAGCAGAGCCAGCAAAATCCCCAGCCCCCGCCCAGCCCGATCAGCAAAAGAGTCAGGCTGCACCGAAGACCCACGAAGAGATCCAGAAGGAACACGACGAACTGCAGAAGAAGGACGCCGTGGACCCCAGCGCTCCAATGGAATACGGTCAGGTGGTCCCTGAGCGCAGTTCGGGTGTGACCCCGGAGCAGAAGGCAAAGGACGCTCAGGCATAAGGGCAGTCCCTTTCCTTGTTAGTCCAGTAATCCATCTGTATTTGCAGCATTTCCTCCCGCTCGGCGGGTGTGGCCAGAGCGTTTTTGTCTTTCTCCCACAGCTCGGCAAAGCGCTCCTGTATTTTAGAAGGGGATTTCGTCGTTGTCTCCATTGTCGTCGGGTTCTTCCTTTCCTGTTGGTTTATCTTCCAGATCGAATTTCTTGGCATTGCCCAAAATTGGCATCTTCTCGCCTTTTTTGGCGCGTTGCTTAATCATGTAGTCGCCGTACTCGCTTTCCGGCGTTTCAAACAGCACCAGATCGCAGTAGGTCCCTTTCTTCCCCTTGAAAAATCGTTTCTTGTCCAGTTTGGTCACATTGACCGATAGTGATATTGGCATTGTTATTCCCTTGTGTTAATGTTGAGCAGGGCAGGGTTTAGGACCCCGCCAGTTTCGTTAGCTTTCTCGCCTTCCTGCTGAATCTGGTTGTCCAGATTCCATTTCTGGCGAAATTCCTCCCCGCGCGAGTGGCACTGACTAACCATGCTGGCCACGCAGCCAGCCATGAATCCAGTGAGTCCACCGGCACCAATGGTATCATCGGCCTCACAGATGATGTTGCGGGGATCAAAGTCCTGCCGTTCATCCAAGAGTTTCATGACCTCACGCGCTGTGTCCACACAGGCTCTTCCATAGTTGTCTTTGTTGGCCTCCACCCACTGGTCCCACGCTTCCTGATTACTGATTGGCATGGGTTTAGTCCTTTACGTGCATTGGCATCCCTGGATCGGGTTGAACCAGTGGTGGCCGTGGGTTTGTTCTTGGCCTGCGTTTCCGTGGTTCCTTCCATTCGGAAAACTCTTTTAGTGACTTAAAGACGGCGCACCCGCTGGCATCCTTGGTCTGGACGTAGGTGTCGCAATCTTCCGGTACCAGCAGGTAACCGTTACTGACTTTCCATAGTGTTTGTTTTGTTCTCATATTTGTCTGGCTTGCAGGTGCAGACTGAATCCGCCCCGCTTGATTTCTGTTTCATGACCGCACAGGCAGCACTCCCCTTTCTCGTAGAGGGTGTTGGCCTCTACCAGTTCCACCCGCTCGCCGCACTTCTCACAGGTGAATTTGAAATAGACCTGCGCTTGCACCTCCGGCGGATAGCTCATCAGCATTTCAGAGGCTTTGCGCATCAGTTCTTCGCGCGGCAGATCATGGTAGGGCCTCATTGCTTTCTTTTCTTGTCCTTTCTATCTGCGCCGCCGAATACTTCATTGCTTTTCGCACACAGCACAACCGTGTAGGTCGCTCTACGCATTTCCTTAACGCCGCCATCCAGCAACGCCTCAAAAATGTGACCCTGCGCCCATGTCACGAAATCATTAAAATCCATCTTGCTTGGGTGTTTCATAGATAAAGTCGAAAATAAAGTGAAGTAGTAGCTCATGCGATCACCTCTCTGGTTGAAGCAGGGCTGCCAGCGCGGAGTTTTAGTAGCACCGCAAGGGCTTTGTCTTTTTCGGTGTAGCTGTCCACGTATTCCCACCACCACATGAATTTCTCTTCGATGATGTAGAGGCAGAACCCTGAGGCGGTGGTTTTCTTGACCAGTCTGAAGCGCGGGGATCTCACTCGCCGCTCACCACGCGCACGTTTTTGGTGTAATGCCGGAAACTCTTGTGGCGCGGGGTACCGCCAGTGGCGCGTCCGCTGGGACCGCTTTTATGGACACCCAGCCTGTTGCTTGGGCATATCGCTGAAAGCAGATAAATGCCTTCATCAAATCCGGCTTTGCGATCAAAGGACACGATTTCCCGGGACACCGTTTCGGGGTTGCCGTAACGGGTGGCGGTGTTGCCCCTGATGATGTAGCTGGTGGTCAGCCCGATAATCACT